TGTCAGAATCCATGTAGAGAATATCCTGACAGCAACCGTAGTGGTCTTTAATAGCTCTCAATGCTACGTTCCTACCTCCGGCTATGCCTTTATTTTCCGGAAGAGGAATGATGACATCCTTCATATCAGCATATTTTCCCAACTCTTCTAATGTCCCATCCGTTGACCCATTATCCACGGCCCATACTTTCAAAGGAATATCCGTTGACTTTCTCAGGAAGAAAAAGAACGGAGCAACGAACTCCACATTATTTCTGAACAGCACTTGGACATCTAATCTTTCTTTACCCATAAATATTCTTAACTCCTGCAGTTATCATCGTTTCGATTTCTGCTTGTATCCGTTTCGGGGTATATTTGAAAATATCCCAAAACCTTTTGTTAAAATACTGGCTTATTTCTGTAAAATGTTCTCTATGCTCTTGGTCAGTTGAAAACAATAAATCCCATCGTCCCTTACATCTTGAATGGCCCAGATGAATGCCATGGTACCGGAAGAAGGCATGTTTCGGCATCAACAGACCAGATTCATTTATCAGAGCCCAGAGGGCGTGCTGGTTATCTATCTTCCTAAAATGCTCGTTATAAAATTCCGATATGTACACCTTTTTTCTCAGCATTTCCTTGAATTTAATCATAATGGGTGCCATGACACTCAGATATTCCTTCCTTTTGAAGAAATGCAGTCCGGTCATCCGGTGTCCTCGCGTCTCTGGAGGGTCTATCTTATCCGTATTGGAATAATAGGTATCATTCTTAATCAAGACAGCTAAATGCTGGTCAAGAAGGCTCACAGGCTCTTTGCCGAGCCATATATCGATGTCGCCAACGTAAATATAATCAAAAAGATTAAACTCTTCCGGATAATTAAGCCAACGAAGGCATTTCAGGGTGTCTGGATGGTCTGGGAATTCCGGAAAGCTATCTTCGACCACATGATAGTCACCGTCAAAATGTCTAAGAAGATATTTCACATCGGACGAGAGCTTGCCCTTATGTGACACCAGACAGCTGTATTGGGGATATGCGTGAGAAAGAAAGTGAAAGAAATAGGGAATATAAGACTCATACGCTTCGTTCGTTACCATGTAAATACAGAAGAATTTACTTTTCATAGTCCGTAACCTTTTCTTTCAAGCAATGTGCATGGCGAGAAAAATCTCCTACTTTAAAACCTATCCTTTTGATTTCCGCATTTTGGAAAAAAACTCATACCACACGTACAGAAAATAGTTTTTACCACAGTAAAATTTTTCTCTGTCCAGACAGCGATAAAATGGGTTGGATTTAATTCAAGGTGAGCAGAAACTTTATCTGAAGCTTGTATTTCAGAAACTTTCTTGCCTACATCATTGTAAATATTAATGATTTTTTTCATAATTAAAGCCCCGGCACTTCGTTGATTGCTTCTGGATTTGGTTTAGCAACTCTTTCTTTACAATAATTACAGACGGTATGATGGTCACCATCTTCCATGAATATAAGAACAGCTTGCTGTTGACAGGTATGGCATAAACAAATAGCAACTGACTCAATATTCTCTAAAATTATAGCTGATTTTCCGTTTACCATTATATTACTGATGTTTTGAACTCCTCCTTCAACCGCCCAATTCACTTTTGGAGATTCATTAACACTCAACATATCTTTCCACCAGACCGTTCCTAATCTTATGTCATCTGTGGGAATAAAGGATTTGAAGATAATGCCTTTTCCGTCGTGATGACGGATTTCTACGACATAAGGAAGGTGATAAATTCTAGCCCATTCGATGGCTAATTCTATCTGTTTTTCTTGGCTAAAATGTACCAATAGACTTTTAAAAAATCTTCTAAGTTTTTTCATTTCCATTTATCCTATCAAAAGCAAGTACAATCATGTCATCTTTGCCGTCTCGCTGAACCATGTTGTGGTCTATTCCCCAGAGATGCATCTTAATATCCCTGAAAGGTTGTGCGATTGGCATTGATATGATTATTTTTCCATCCGGCTTACATACTCTTTCAAGTTCTGCCAGACCACTTGCCATTGAAGGAATATGCTCTAAAACTTCTCCGCACATTACCGTGTCGAAAGAATTGTCTGGAAAAGGCAGTTTGTTTACGTCGCCATAAACGGCATTCAACCCTTTCTTCAACATCCTATTTAAGCGAATCTTTGATATCTCTACTCCTGTTACTTCGTAGCCTCTTTTAAGAAGGACCTCAATACAGTACCCGTCACCGGCACCAACCTCCAAAACCGACTTTCCCTTGACCGCCTGCATCATAGTGTGCACTCTGTCCCATTGGCACTGTTCCGACTGGTAATGGGCTTCGTCAAGATAAAGTTCTGTCGCAAATTTCTCGTTGACATCTTGGGGGTCTATGACCTCTTTTTTTGTAGTAATGGGTCCCAGTTTCCTAAGTTCGACTACGGCCTTCAGTACCATTTCCGGAGTAATTGCGTTCATGCACTTAATAGGATATCCGAATTTCTGCGGACACTCTCTCCACCATGTACCTTCTGACCACCACTTGCCTTTGCATTTAAAGGGTGTTTCTATATTAATATTTTCTTTGTATCCAAAATAATGAATCGGAGTAGGCCCGAACATCACAATGCTTCTCGTTCCAACAGCTCTTGCCATGTGAACAAGCCCACCTTCGGTATCGATATGGAATTCGGCTTTTGATAATATAGCCGCGGATTGTTTCATCGTGCATCTGCCCGTAAGGTCAACCACTCCTTCGATAACAGACTCACATTTTGCTCCGACCTGAACAACTTTGTAGTCCATCTCTTTCAGGGCTTTTACTACCTCTACCCACTTCTCGTCTATCCAGCACTTTGTCTGTCGTCCCGCATCTGAACCATTGTGTATAGTAACAAATCCGGAGCCTTCAAGAAGTGTTGCCAGAGTAAAATCATCCAGCGTGAGAGCCATCATCAGGTCATCATCAGAACCCTGAAGGTCAGCTGTCAACCGGCCTAAATCTCTTTCGTTGAAATTAATTGACTTACTCAATGCATAATTCTTATCTGGGAACTCGTGATAATAATCATGGTAGGGTGCATAAAGAATATCTGTTATGGCTTTTTCTCTTGCAAATCTTTTCTCATCTTTATAAAAAACTTTCGTCACATACCGGTTGTCGTAGACAATATCATATCCAGCATCTACCACTTTCGGAGTAAGATTTTCCCAGCATGCATTCTTTGCCTGAACAATCCTGTCGACAGAAGGATTGCCAATCACCGCATCATATCCGGCTTTATCTCTTAAATAAATTGTGACTTCTGATTTGGGATATTTACGTTTAACCGCGGTCGCCAACATAGCAAGAATAATAGAATCCCCGACACCACCTATTCGGATTATTGCTATGCGGAGTTGGTCTGGATTTGTTTTGACGGCAAGTTTAAATGTTTCGGGTGTTTCAGTTTTTCTTGGAGGAAGAGCAAGCCCTTTGTCATCAAGCAGGTCGGCTTCTCCTGTTACTGTGACAAGGCGATGAGCTACGGCCGCGGTAACATCATAAATAATATTGGCTTCATAGGTTTGGTCGTTATAAGAATGCTCACCGTGTTTTCTTTTTAAGCGAATGCGAGGCATTTCGTTCCTTCGGTTTCAAATGTGGGCAGGGCCGGAGCCCCACCCATATTTATATTATCCACACTCTTATGCAGAGTGCTTAATTGCATAACCTTCGACTGCGGCTGTTTCTTCTTCCAGCTTGAAGTCGGTTCTCAGAGTCATCGTAACTTCGATGATTCTCTTCCGCGGAACTCTCTCGAATTCATAAGTGATATCTCTGTGAATACCCCAAACGATGTTTGAAGGCTTTATCAGGATAGCATATGAACCGTTAGATGCCGGAGAAGCATCACCGATGTTATAAGTCGTCATCGCAGGAACTCTACGTACAGGAATACCATTGTACATAGGCTCTACGTTTTCCACAAGATAGCGAGTGAAAGCAGAATCAACGTTCTTGTCAGCAAGAGCCTTGACATAATCAAGCTTTGCTTTATGAGAAACGTAGAATCTCCACTGAGCCTCGTTCTTGAGGAATTTACCCGGAAGGACTTTGAGAATCTTGTTCAGAATAGTATCTGAAAGAGTACCGCTCGCACCGTCAACCGTGTAAGTCGTAATCTGTTTCAGAAGACCATCAAGAATATCAAGATAACTCGATGTTGCTCCGGTTGTGCTACCGTGAATCAGAAGTTTCTCCAATTCAAAGGCAACCTCTTCAGTCGTCATTGAGAGAATCGTATCGAAAAGATTTGAACCTTCGATAGAATCTTCGAGGGCATCATAACCGATATCAATAGCCACAATGATTTCCTGTGCATCAAGAGTAACTTTCGATGCAGTAGGCTTACTCGTTGTTGACGGTACTGTACCGACGGCATTAGGGACCTGAAGAATATCAGAACCCCAAGCAAGTTTGTCAATCTGACGTTTGTTCGCCTTCATAGGAACTTTGCGTACTTCGGGCAGGATGATTGATTCATCAATCACGGCCTGCACAAACTTAGCAGCTTGGTCCGGAGAAAGCAATCCACCAGACGCAAGGTCTGACGTAGTAAACGCTTTCTCAAGAATTTCATCTATGGTAAGTTTACCCATTCTAATTACCTCCTGTTCTTCTGTAAAAATTCAGTTACTTTTTGCTACCAGAAGAAAGGCAGTGTTACCCGCTTCTCTTATTTCTTTTCTCTTTTGGAATTGTCTTTCAACATTTTTCCAAATACATCTTCAGTCGAAACATTCCCGGCACCATCGTCAGTCTTTGACTTCTTGAGGCCGAACTTTTCGGCAATCTTGCCAACAGTCTCAGTCTGAGTTGCTACTGCTTCTTCAAGTGATTTCAGGCGAGTTTCTTCAGCGTCTTTAGCCGTTTTTTTCACAGCTTCTGCTTCCTCAGTCTCTTTCTTTGCTTTTTCAGCTTCGACTGCGGCTGCTTCGTCTTTGGCTTTCTGGGCTACGACAGCCTCATCTTTCGCTTTTGCGATTTCTTCATCCGTCTGAACGAGGCCCTTATCATGCAGAACTCCTTCGGTAACGTCCTGTCTTTTGACGAGGGCGTCGATAGAATCAGAAATAGTAGTGAGTTTTTCCATAACTTCTTTAAGTTCCATTAACTCATCCTCCTTTTTGAGTTTTTCTGAAAAACTGTCTTCTGCTTCCAATATAATATCCGAAAGCAGTGTAACAACGTCCTTCAGCTTATTCAATCTTCGACCAGAGATAATCCGGCCTACCTTTTCAAAACCTTTCTCGATTTTGTTTGTTTCCATTATCTTCGGATAATTTTCAATGATAAATCCCTGAAATACCGAGATAATTTTCTTCAATGTTCCTTTTCTGTCTGCAAGCCCTTCGTATCCCGCGACGAGATAAAAAAGGTTACTCTTCAGATAGTTAAAAGCTTCCGACGTAACGCTATAATACAAGCCTTGCCTGAATGATGTCGCAACGTCTTCGGTGGTGAGACCGTCTGCTTTTTCGTCTGTGTTTCTTTTTTCAATATTATACAACTTAATAAGAACATCGTTTACGATAGAATAAAAGTCTTTAAAAATTCCTTTAAGGGTCTTTTCGAGATTTCCTTCTTCCGTAATTACTGCATCCAGAAGAGTATATTGCAGAACATCTACTGCTGTATCCACACTGCGTAAAGCAAAACTACGAGCAAAATCTGATTTCTCAATCAGAAGACTCTTTGCCATTATTTCAGGGAAAATCATATCCATCTTTTCGTAATACTTTCTGCAGTCGGATATAATCTTTTCCTTTTGTTCTTCGGTCTCAGAATCATCTCTTCCTACACCGAATACTTCCTGAACAATTGAGAAAATAGCTTTCGGAACAGCCACGAGCTCACCGTCTATTACGTCGGCAAACAAATACTTGAACGTAGTTCTTTTTTCTTCTTCGTTTACATCTGTTACCATGTAAGCTTGTCCATATTTTTCCATATCACCGTCAGCCCATTTACAGACTCTTTCTTCGGCTTCTGAAATTATAAACCCTCTTTCCTTCTCTGTTAAGGGAAGGAGTGTATCATTTTTCTCTTCATGCTGGTTAAAGCGTTTGAAGAGCAATATCTCCGCTTCAGGTACAGCAGGTCTGTCAACGATTGCTATTCGGTCAACTCTGTCAGCATGTAGGCGAAATTTAGCTGTTGGGCTCAATTGGCACCTCCAATTTTCTCACGTTTACCTGCTATCCTTACGGAAAAAGCTTTATATTTTCCCGATAGAACTTTATTCCAGACTTCGTCGTCATTAATATGAATGGCTCCGAACCAAGTCCCTTTAGTCAGCTTCTTGCCTTGATATTCCAAATCATCTACCCAAGCAATGCTGGATTCCACGATATCTGCATCCATTGTTGTTTTGGCATGCATCTCGTCTATGTCGCGGTAGTCCTTGATAAAGCCGTGAGCTACCTTTTCAATATCTTCTGCTGATATAACATCTCCATCATGGTCCGGTGTCTCAGGTACGAGAAATACTCCGTAAACAAGATGTTTCTGCTTATCAACCTTTATTATTTTCTCATCAGCGTCATCTTTCTTTGCTGTCAGCTTGCTGTCGCATTTCGGACAATCCTCAGTACTACAGGCCTGACCCTCGGTCTTCTTCTGCTCGGCTCCGCAGTCGGGACAGATACACATGGCATCATTCGTATCATCGCCCTCAGCCTTAATCGTATAATTCCATCCGGTCGTTGCTTCGTAGATATCTTCTTCAAGAATAAATGAATCAGATTTTGGATAATAAGTCTCCATAGGCATAGCCATGAACTCATCCAAAGATGAACGAGCAATTACTTTAAGGAAATCGACTTCTTGGTCTACATACTGCGGAGTAAAAGAATCATATTTCTGAGAAAAATCCTTTGTTTGGATGACTGCCTTCTCCAAAGTCCAGTTTTTGTTCTTAGCATAGAAATACGAGATAATGGAATCATCATCTTTACAGAAAAGAGCTTTTATACCCTTATCTTTATCAATCGTAAGCACTCTCACATTATGGTTTAAGTGCTTTCCTTCGTGTCCTTTTACGGTCACTCTGATGTTTTTGTCTTTTTCTTCGAGCATTCTCTACCTCTCTTTTTCTATTATACCATAGTATATTATGATTTCAACATCTAATAATTCGTGTCGTCAAACCGTCTCCCAATGGCTCTCCTACAATTTACCGACCCACACTTGGGGCATTTTACTATCTCAAGCTCCTCGTAGAGCATAAACCGCGTACCATCAATCATGCAGATATATAAAAACCTTCCTTGGCTTCTCTCATTCAATTGCCTCACCTTTCCACGGGTCTTCCGGAACTGACCAGCCTTCGATGATTGCTTCTTCGTCGCATCTACAATTAACTATTTCCTGACTCGGTGCTGAACCATCGAATGGATGTTGCATCGATACACCATCAACATCAAACGGCTCATCTATCTTAACCACCTGACCATTTACATATTCATGACTCGCTCTGGTCCTCTGGTCTATAAGAGCCAGCCACATCTTAAACTTGATGCCGTTATTCTTATAGGTGGCGTGTTGGGTATAAACCTGTGCTGTTCCGGTTTCAGTACGGGCTATGGTCATTGCTCGATTTTTATAGGTCTTTGTAAACAATCCTTTAATTCTTCTCTTGACTTCATACGGAGATATACCTTCCTCCATGTATGAATTTACCAAGATGTTCCTGAAGTCATTCAGGGTTTTCTCGTTAATCAATCCTGTTATTTTTACTCCTCTTTCAGCAAGAGCTTCGAGCATTGCGGGGTCTTTAAGATGAAAGGCCAGAGATATTCCCAAATCATTGAGAGCCTGCTGACCACCCATATCTGCGGCAACTAGATGCCATTTCGCAAAAACCTTCTCCATATTCTCAGGCTTAACGGATTTGTCCCAGCCTTTGATGTATTTGTCCACAATTGCTCTCTGAGCGTCTGTTATGGCTTTCGTGACCTCTACTATGGATGCAGTATAGTTCTTGTCGTACAGGTCAGGGTAGTGCCTGCGTGAGTATGCCTCAAGTCGATTGAGAACACCTTTCCTATTGAGCCATTGAATCAGGGATTTCCCCTGTCGTTTGAACTCTTTGTAAACATCCTTCGAGAATCCTTTGATAACCTTTTTCTTGGCTACCGTTTCCCGTTTAGGAAGCGTTACGTTACTTAGAGCCTTCTTCCGCGCCCTGCTTGCCAGCCTCATCCCCTTCTTTCTCATCTGGTTTGCCCGGCTTTTTGCCTTCGTTATCATCAACTGCTTCATCTGCTGTTTCTCCGGCTTCTTCTTCGTGGTCGTCTTCTTCGGATGATGTGCCTACTGCAACCATATTACCGGCTACATAATAAACATCTCCACCCAAATAAGGGTCAAGCTTGAGATATTTCTGCCTTATCTCGTTAGAATTCAAAGCACCCATCTTGAAGTATCTATCCGCTATCTCGCTGTTCTTCTTGGAATCTTCGATGTCAATGTCCTTGAAGACAAACTTCCAGCCCTCTATCTCAAGGCCTCTGCGGATTAATATCTCGTTGATAGTCCAAGCTATTTCTTCCTGTTTGGGATTGATAACAGAATCGAGATATATCCGGTCTGTCTCTTCAGCGACATTTCCTCCCAACGCTCCCTGCTCAACAATGGCAACCCGATATGGCGGTACCTTGTGAGCAGTCAGAACATCGTCCCTGTTATCTTTCCGGTACATCCTGAAGCTTGACTCCTTGGAATCCACATTCAGCTTCTGGAACTTAATCTCTGCTCCCTTTGGAGTCGAAAGAGTAAGGGTCTTATGATTGCTTCCCTTCAGCTCTGTCTCAAAGAATTTCGTTATTTCTTCGTTGACCGCGGGAGTAAGAAGGGCTCCCTGCACCAGAATAGCGTAGGCCGGCACACCGAAGTTCACAAAGAAATCAATATTATATTCGACTTCTTTCATATTCCCGAACATTGCATAAAGAGCAGGTAACCATTCCGGAACGCCATAAAGACTCGACAGCCAAGAGTACTGAGTAAAATTAATAATCTCAGAGCCTATCTCTTCAGGGTCTTTCACTTCTTTGACAAAATTCCCTGTCCTGTTATTCAGTATTCGTTCATCGCCAAACTGCTTAAAATAAACGTACTGCCCGGCTACCTGTTGAACAAATCGTTCCTTGTCCTTCATATGCCGTACGGTCAGAGCGTTGATATGATAGAGGCCATTAATCTTATCCTCTACATCTCTGGTCACTTCAATGTAACCATTTCCGCAACCCTCGTAATCCACAAATACTTTTTTCAGGACCTTGACGATATCTTCGCTCTCGTTGACCATTCCAAAGAACCCAACCAATCTTTTATAATTGACATCTCGTTCTCTTTCCTGCATGACCAACTCGTCATCGTGGATAAAATCATATCCAATACCCACAGTATCCTGCTTCTTTGTGTGAATACATGATGAATGAACAACGTTTACCGACATCCAGTTCATCAGCTTTGCTAGATTATACGGAGGCTCTATGATATTCGGTTTCCATTTCACCGTACCGTCAATCTGTTTTGAAGTAGGTTTTCCCACCTCATACTCTTTCATAACCTGTTGCGTAACAATCCGGCCCGTATCTGTAATCAAACACTCAACGGTCTGTTTGTTACCCGTCCTGACTTCTGTTCGCTTTGCCATATTTTCACCTCGCTTAATGGATGCCTACTTGTAATACTCCGAAATAATCACTATTTGTTACTATATCATGAACCACTCCACAGACGGCATCTGCAACGTCTTTCGACCCTTTAGGTGGATGGTCAATCTTTTTCCCCTGTATATCTTCCAAGCGCATGCACTCTTTGATAAACACTTCTGATGCCGAGAGCTCAGAGTTTAACTCCTTCACCCTCATTTCTAAATTTGTACCCACAGGTGAGACACAATAATAATCGAGCCTCTTTTCATTTATAGCTTCTTTTAGATTCCAGTAAGGCAGTACGGTCCGGTCGACTGAAAGCAGTTCAGCCCGATAGCCTTTTTTCTCCAAAATCTGAATAGCATCTGAACTCTGGAATCCATCAAACGTAACCAGCTGGATGTTGAATCCCAGCCTCGAAAGAATGTAAATATATTCCCTTACCCCTGCTATCTGGATAGGTGAATCTTTAGAGCCTACTATCCTCATCATCAAATCCATATCTATTTTGATACCACCCTCTGCGTTGAGGCCGGAAAAATGCCCCATCGCAAATCCACAAGCATCTCCAGTAAGAGCAAGGTCGACGTGAACAGCATGAAAAGCATATTCGTCTTTAGGTTTGAACCATTCAGCAAAAGTACCGTTTGCGTTTATCGGGTCTTCCGTTCTTTCCGGATTAACAGCATCAATCAGGATACGCGGATATTCAAAGAACGCATTAATCGTCTCGCTCGGTCTTGCTCCAAAATCTCGATAAGCCTTGCTGACGTTTGCCCGGAAAGCTTTGAACAAGAACGGTACTGCAGGTATCGCATCAATCTCTTTCATGTTCTCCGGCTTGCTATCCAAAAGCACTCTATTTGTCCGGTCAACGTAAAATCTGTCACCAGTCCAATCATGATACATCGAATCCCACAGGTTACGTCTTCTCGCTAATATATTTGAAGCGCCCAGCTCACCTTCGATGACTTTCTTTTCCAGAAAATCAGACTCATACATCGGACTGCCGGCCATAACCAACGCGCCTTTGCTTCCGAATCGCGAGCCGATACGTCTGGATAATGCGTGATAGATTTCTTCGGCTTGGTCTGAATTATCTGTTGACCGATAGCCTCCGGCCTCATCCATTATGCCAACAAAAATGCTATATCCGACAGCTGTACGCCAACTGGAAGAACCGGGCATGATGAAAGTATTATTTTTAAACCTGAGCTCACTTCTGCAGATTGGGTCAGGGCAACGCGCATCATCTCTTACCCACGGTCTTTCCTGAAACCACTTGCATTCGGCTATCTTAGCTGATATTTCTGAGAAAATAACTTTCCTCGCATTCTTTTCTGAAATACTCATGTTCATGATAGCTATTTTGGAAGACCTATCGAGGCCAAAATATAATTGAGGCTCGCGCATACAAAGCAAAAGATGCTCAAAGTATGTTGCTATGATACTTGTTTTAAACGACTTACCTGAACCGATGCCTTCACAGAAAACAGCCTCATCGTACTTCCTGTCCCACGGTGAGCCATCGGTATGAAAAAAGTCTCGGATATCTTCATAGACAACCGGACGGATGGTACCTTTGAGATTGAGATACCTTTCGCCCATCATCCATTCTTCAATCGTGGCTGGCTTCCATCTCCATTCGTCTTGTTTAAGTCCTTTACTCAAAAGGATATACAGATTACGTTCTTCATCGAGCAGATTGTCATCGCAGACAATCTCTTCCGGCAAGATAATCAGTTCCGGTTCAAAGACCGGCTGTATTAACGATGTCGCTTCGAGTAAATCCATCTACCTTAATCTCCTTTGCCATTCTTCCAAATATTCGTTGCGTGGTATTCTGGTCAGTAACCTCTGCCTTTACGATTGATACGAGTTTTACAATAGTCGTTCTGACTTCCGTAACCTTTGCCTCGATGTCAATCCCTCCGGACATTATCAGGTTAATGGCCTCTTCGCCACATAATCCAAATTTATCCCAAATCTCTAACATTCTCTTTGTATTATTGCTCAACAAAGTTAAGTAACCCTGCTGTCTGTCGTGGATTGCCAAAACCGCACGACTTGCTGAAGCAAGGGTATCGATATTTGTGATTGGGGCTGACGGGTCTCTCCGTCTCATATCGTAAGCATCTCGTAGACTTGCCCGAAGTACCGTGGCATCAGCCTCTAACTGAGAATACTTGTCCCATATCACATTTATCTGGTGGTTGACCTGATAGATTAAATCTATCATATGACCAAGCACCTTCTTGTTGGCCCGCAAATCCTTCTTGATTACCTTCAGCATATCAAACCGCACATGGTCAATATCCCGACCAACCTGCGAATTAGAAATACCCAAAGTTTTTGCGATATCCCTTGTCGTGTACTGCATTGCGAAAAAGAATTTGGCTACGGTCTGCCGTCTTTGTGCTATCTTGTCAACGGTCAGGCCTTCCATGAACATCAATTCTCGCTCAGTCAGGTCAAATTCGACGTCGATGAATATCTCTGGCTTCATCGGAACATCAAACACAACCTCCCAAACTATTTTCACAACTTCTTTAATGCCAACGTTTTCAAAGAGCTCTACATCATGCCATGAGTTTGTCATATTTGGTCTTCGTCCCTTTTATTCCTTTGATACTTTTGGTCGATAGAGCAATCAACCTTTCTTGGTTCAGAATCAAGTCATCAAAGAGTACATTTCTCAGCTTGAATCGCTGTATTAGTTTCTCATTCAAGAGTTTGGTACTCCTGAATGCATTAAGTTCCTTGAGATATGCTTCTTTTCCCCTCTCAGCTATTATAAGCAACTGCTCAATATTTTCCTTCTGTGTCCTTTTTACGGGCTTTTCCGGCTTTTTAGGCCCACATTTACACCTCGGCTTTTTCTTCATTCTCTTGTCCCTCTGTAACCTGTTCCGGTGCAGGAGGTTCTATGGGCAGTATTTTACCGCATGTATTACAGTTGCCTTCGTGCTCGATATCCGATATAGGCTCTTCACATTCACAGTAGAGGGATGGTGCCGGAGCTTCTTCTATCTCTTCTCCCATTGCTTTCTTTGCCATGAACATCAGCTATTTGCCTCTTTCTTCTTCCATGTCGATATCTGTGGTGAGGTACTGTTTCATCTTGGTCAGGCCTTTCTCTATTATATCCCTGTCCTCTGGATATATGCTGAAGGCCATTATTATCGGGTCTTTCTTTTCTATGGCGCCGAGCCCTGAATCTGGTAAGTTGAAATTATCTGTATCGAGTCCGGTGTTTGGCATCTCGTCATAGCTGATGAATGATTCTATTCTATGCCTTTTCATTCCGGTAAGGTCCTCGATGTCTTCCATCATCATTCCTGATTCCATAGCCATTTTTCAGCGCGGTTGCCATTTTGATTGGGTTTTCCTCGCCATGCTGGAAGTTATAAGCAATGGTTGATATAATAGCTTCCTGCCTTGTCAGCGGTGTTCCGTCAATATGCTCCATAACCGCACAGAGGATTTCTGTTTCTTCCGGATAGACTTCGAGGAAGGCCCTGAGTCTATGCTCACCGTCCACAAGAATATACTTTGTCTGTCCGTCTTTTGGGTCTCCGGCCTCTTTGTTTTCCAACCTGATTTTTAACGGGTCAGTGAAACCTACTGCCCTCATGTGGTTTACAAGTCCGCGGTATTTGTCTTTCTGCATTTCCTGAGGGTTGTAATTGTTTGGTGTCAATTCCCCAATAGGTACCTTCTCAATTTTAGTCTGTACTGACATTCATTTCCTCCTTCATTTCCTCGACTCTTGCGTCGAGTGTGTGCGTATCATCCTTTTCTGTTTGGATGAGACCTGTTTGATTGTCTTTTCCGAACCATTCTTTTCTCTTATGGCAAACGGCGTTTTTTGATTCTTTCGGCATATCTTTCATAATTCCACATCCCGAACATGAAGTTGAGCATCCGGGTGTTTCCTCGGCCTTGCTCGCCTTCTGCCATTCTTCCCACAGATATTCCTTCGTCGTGCCTACGTCAATATGGTCTGCGACAAGCGGTGTATCAAAATCTTTCGCTCTGAAGCAATCCCAGATATCGTAGCCGTCCTTTGCCAATACATAACTGCGAATCCCTATCCACATCTTTGCGTTTGATTCTCCCCAATCCTGTTCAGAGAATACGTTAAATTTTATGTCCGTTTTGATTAGAGGAACGCAGAACCGTCTATCAGCATTATCAAACATTGCTTCGATTCTCCGACCGATAGGTGAGCCTTTCACGTTTCTCCATCCACGGACCACATCTTTCTGAGCTTTCTCATCCCATTGTACATATGAGCCATCGTTAAACTTATCATTATACAGCCTGACGAAATCAGCCATGTACGGTGATTCGCCATATCCACACCACTGAAACGGCGTGTGGGGCTTTGGAATAAAAGGGTTAACGGATAATTCGATACTTGAATTTTTCCTTATTTTTCGTGACCTATCCCACATCTCATCCATCAAAGCATGAAGACCGATAACATCTTCGCGCGTCTCAAAAGGCAAGCCGCACATCGTCATAACCTTCGTCTTCGATATTCCTTCTCCAATGGCCTTTTCAAAGGCTTCCCAGAAGGTGGCATCTCCCAAATGTTTATTTACGACCCGTCTCATCCGGCCTGTTGCTGATTCCAGAGCAAAGCAAACAGACTTTTTCTTCCGGTGGTCATCCCAAGTCCGGACAAACTGGTCAATGCGCTCAGAATATCCGTCATACTTAATCCCCAAACCTATTGCGTAATCCCTTGCCTCGTTGTATCTTGAGTAATCGGTCGGAGTCAAGCCCATCATGCGGACGGTACCCATATCTTTTCTGGCATAAATGGCATCCAGCACACCCTGAAAGTTCCGTTCCCGATATGGCTTATACCAAGAGAACGGCGAGCAGAACCGGCAACCATGTACGCAACCTCTCGTCACTTCAACGTCTTTGGTCAGATATAATCTGTCTCTGGCCACATTTTTGTTGAAGTCAACAACCGTATAATTATATTTTGCATCCGCTATATCAACTTTCTGCCATTGGATTTTATCCGGGGCTTCATCCCAGAGCTTTCTCATGCCGGCAAAGCGCTTTGTCTTCGGGTCGAAGATGTTTTCATAGAACCGCGGGACATAACATCCCGGGATTTTGGCTACTGCTTTCAGGATTTCTACCTTTGGTTTACCGGCCTTCTTCATTTTCTTGATGGTACTCACCACGATTGGAGTCTGTTCTTCACCTTCTCCGATGAACATAATATCGAAAATCGGTGCAAGTATCTCAGGTGCAGTATTTAAAACACCGCCAGACATGATTATGGGCCATCTTTCGTCTCGGTCTTTTTCAAGAAAAGGGATTCCAGCGTAATAAAGCATATGAATGAGATTGAAAGCATTGGGTGTGAAGAAATACGAAAAGCCGATAACGTCAAATTCCCGTAGCGGTATCTTTGTTCCGTATCCAAAAAGAGGAAGTTTGTTTGTCCGAAGGGCTCGCCTGATTGATGATGGAGGAAGATAAGAATAATCTACACAAACACCGTTCAGGTTCTTTAGGACATTATAAATGATATGCACTCCCATCATTCCGGCTCCGGTAAAATACGGAACGCAATGAGCGAGGCAATATTTGAAAGCGGATGGTTCGCAGGGAATGTCTACATCAAACATTCCTTTGATTCCATCATCGAGTCGGTCACCTTGCATCTTGTGACCTTTAATTACGGCTTTAAAAGCCTTTGCATCTATTTTCACTCTTCACTCCTTCAATTACGAAGAAGGAAGGCAGACATCCCAACTGAATCAATTATATTATATTACATTATAAACTGTCAAGGTTCTGATTTTTTTTTCAACTGAGGGAGGGCTTTACAAATTAGCCTTTTAGCTATCTCCAATTTGTTTCAAAGCCCTCGTTGGCTATTATTATCGGACCCTTCTGCAGTGGTTTCCGCCTCAGTTATTTTTAAACTATCTCTGAGATGAAATTGGTAATACATCAATCAATCATGTTTGATTCAGACGCAGGTCTTTAGCGTATTATAGAGTATTCCCTGATAAATAATCTTAAAGCCTGCTAATTTTTAAAAGAGCACATACCTCAGAGATAGTTCATTATTTTGGATGGGAAGGAATTGAACCTCCGTTGGGATTTTTTCCGAGTTTATAGCCAGCATCCCTGCTCTACCATTGAACTACCATCCAAATTTTTGACTCTCCGGCAGGCCTCGAACACTGCAATACCGACATCCTCTCGCTCAGCCAGTCAGATATCATAATTCCGGCTTCATCGCTATGTCGTTTGCCATTCGGCTTTATTCCGATATGACTTTCAGACTTTGCCATTTCGTCCACAGAGAGCCATTAAATTTTCTATTTATTTTATCGGTGCCTCATCTCCAAAACCGTCTGGTTTTGAAGGAAGCTTCAGCTTGCTTTTTCCCTTCACCTTTAACCGGTCAGCATCAATCCAATTTCCAGTAGGATATTTTTCTGTGTCCTTTTTCTTGCATTTTGGTGTTATAAGATACTGTGTGCAACCGGTTATGTATTCACATTTACCAGTCACCGTTCCGGTAAATCCAGTTACGATATCAAATGCTTGTCTTCCTAGTTCAATTGAATTCATTTCTGCTCCTTAAGTGTTTAAAGCAGGCAGGCCGCACGGACAACAGCCCACCTACTTCGGGAAAGGTGAACCTTTGCAGGCTCACTTAACGGCTTTGGTAAAAGGCTTTTATCGAGCCTTTCGTTCTTTTCTACATCATCATTCTGAAAATATAACAAGCGAAAGAATACCATCTGCCCACAATTTAAACACTTACAAATATCAGTATAGCATCTATCTCGATATGTGAAATCTATAAGTTCTAAACTCCGTGATTGGCATTGCGTACATTCCTTCTCCGCTCTGTTGTTTACATCCACTTTTATTCCTGATTATTCTGGTCCATTGCTTCTTTGAGATTATCATGGCACATGATGAAGAGCTCGTTTATCTCAAACTTCGTCCGGCCTTCATTCCAGCATTTATACAAGAACCTGAAATGGTCGTGTTCCAGTTCCACATTCGGCTCTTTGGTCGCCTGAGCTTCCGTATATGCTTTCCGGATAAAGAACAATTTCTTCTGCTCATCAACCGACAATCCTTTGTGAATATCAGAATATGATTTGATTGCGGCAAGGGTGATAGATTCAAAAATCTGTTCCGACGATGCACCTTCGGGTAATTTTTCAAGTTTCGATATGTCGATTGACATATTGAGTACAAACGGCTTCTTCTCTTTTTTCGCCATCTCTGGCCTCCTTTATGGTTGGTATTCTTCTGCGTTACAAGACAAATTTCCAAACTCGTGAAGCTTTGTCATGGTCCATGAAGCAAAAATATCTTTCAAGCCTCTATGCCGGGCAATATACAGCTTTCCTCCGAGCTTTATATCATCTCTGTGAAGATTGCGGATAATCTGAACTATCCTGATGCTGAAGCGATACAAGTTCTCGTCGTGCTTCACCTCAACAACCTTGACTTTGCAGACCAAATCATCTTCTTGAAATAACGCCTTGTCGCCTCGAATTAATCTGTGAGTATCCATTATAAATCCTCTACCTTTATCCCAGCCACTTTACAATTATGGCAAAGATGATACCAAAAGCCGTCATGCAGTTTTATTAAATATCCGAGCTCTTTTAATTGGTCTATGCCGGCCTGAAAATCCTCGCAATCTAATTCTTCCTCATTATTGCAGTCGGGTCCGTCACATTCTACTGACATAAGCTCAAATTCATTATTATATTCTACGCTCATATTAAGCCGGCCTTATTGAGATTTGAGCACTTTCCTGATTGCCCTTCTCCGTAAATTTTACAATCGCATAATCATATCCGCGTACATACTTCACACAATCATCAGGCCACGCAACACCGTTTAAAGCGTCGTTGACCCCTTTTATTATGTTGTCTATATCAATGACCCTGTGGTTCGATAAAGTGAACAGGTACCCTATTATGACGGGTTGAACGTAGAATTTACCCCTCCTCTCTTCATAAGCCCACCTGACAGTATCCTTCCATGCCAGCCACCGTTTGACTATATCCCGTTTCTTCCATTTATCACTCTTTGTCATCCTCGGCTTTGTCGTAATCTTATTTGTGATGACGGTTACTGTGATACTTTCTTTGAAAGCAGTCTTTTCTGGTTCTGGATATATTTTACGATTTGTTTTTCGTTTGAGGTTAAGTCTTCTAAATTCAGCCGTTGACATCTTAATTTCTGCCATACTGTTTCCACCTTCCTCGACCACTCTACATACGGTTTAATTTCTGGATGCTTCCTGATAAATGATGGTGTTCCGATTCCTTCTATCTCGCAATGATGTATTCTGCATAATCCTATCCGATTCCACGGTCCGTCGCTTCCTCCGCTTCCTCTGCTCCGTAGATGGTGACCCTGATAGTCTCTTGGTTTGTAACACCCTTTAATCAGGCACGTCATCATTGTTTGCCATATCGACTTTCTTTTCAAGCTTCTCACCCCAGATTAATTCGTAAAATTCCAGCATCCTTGGGTCTTCCGGATAACATCTCAGCCCATCCAAATCTGTTGAATAGATAGAGCCGATACATCTATCTTTTGTATGCCTATGAATCCATCTTCCGTCTATCTTCTCAGGCTCATCTCCGGCATACCAGTAAGGCCCTCTATCATCTCTCCCTACAAAAATATATTTCCAGAAGCCCCATGTAGGTTTCTTTTCAGTCGCCTCGGCCTCACCCGTCGTATCATCAATAAAAAAATATTTAGTATCCACTTCCGTACCTGAATAATGAACACAGAGCAGAATAATTAAAAATGCAAATAATCCTAGAACTATCATTTCAGCCTCTTATGATGGTGTTGTTATTATCATTGACCTAATCTTCTGTGACTCTAAAAATTGTTGCATCTGTTCCACTTGTTAAGGCGGTAGTGGATGGGGCGATTTAAAATTAATTAAATACAGAGGTCCTTCTTTCAACTCAAAGACTTGAGCATTATGGCCATCCAATTTAATTTTCCGGATAAATGCTTTATACTTCAAAAAAGCCTTAAATTTTTTCCACATAATTTTCACCTTATCACCTGAAATCCGTTGTCCCAATCGGGTTCTTTTATCTCTGATTTCTGTATCTTGCTTTCATACTTAAACTGATTGATGCTCGGTTCAATTTGTCTTATATTACCGTAAACATCTTCCACATAAATACAAGAGGGATAATCATCCCCAAGCAAAGGACGGCCTTGAAAACAATCTCGCATTATAGGAAGTTCTGGGATAAGCATTCCCATTTATGGCTTCTCCATAAAATTAAGCCTTGCTCTCATATCTTTCTGGGCTTCCTTAACCGCTTTCTTAAAAACCTCATGCTCAATTTCTTCTACAAACTCCACTGACATCTCCTTCGTCACTTCACAAGTGCCATGCTTGATATATCCCGTCATGGTCCTTCTCCACTTATGATATCCGTATCTTTTTCCCCAGCTATTCTCTTTTAAATAAGCCTCATTCTTTTTTTCGGTCACTCATGATTTCCTCGGATATGATTCAAATAAAAAGGAAACATCTTTAACAGAAGAAGGTAAAGTTGCTCCGGAGGATATGACTTTATACCTCAGAGCCTCTAAGATATCACTATCTGATAATGCCGAAAACTCTTCTCTTAACGTATCTGCTATCCATTTATTCGCACAACTTTTAGATACCCAAAATGCAGATTTATCGAAAAGTTCTACTACCGTATTTAATATTTCAGAGGCTCGTTCTTCGGTTGCTTTCATTTTACTTCAATCTCCTTGTCTGCTTGTTTTACAAATTCATCCTTATGTGAAACCAGAATGATTTGCCGTCCGATTCGTTCATTCAAAGCATTAAGAAACTCTCCGGCTGTCAAAAGGTGCGCCCTGCTCAGATGTTTAAATGATTCATCCAGTATAATAGGGCCGGAAATTTTCGGTTTATGAAGTTCAAGCACCGATACCCTCAGCACCAACGCTATAATGTCTAAAACTCCACCGCCTGAAGTATCCAGCGGGTCATATCCTTTACCCATGCTTTTGCTCAAGACGTTCAGCTTTACCTCGGAATAATTCCCTCGCCTACCAAACTCCAACTCAAAGGAATAATCATTACCAAGAATGTACTGCAGGGCATACGTCACGATGCTTTCAAATCCTTCTTTAATCTGTACTTGCATCTGGGTCTGTACCAAATCCAATACCTCAACGGCCTTAACGTATATTTCCCGTTTTCTATCAAGCTCCGCGACCTTTCCCGTATCCTTCTTTATCTGGTCTTCGAGCATTTGTTTCTGTCCCAATAACTGACCCATCCGGAAATGTTTCTTGGATAACATCTCTTTCAGGTCTGCGTATTCCGTTTTTATTGAATCATTAACCTGCATTTGGATATTTCCTTTTCTATCTCTACCTGTTCTTTCTTCAACCATCCTTCCAAATCCTCTTCTCTTATATCCAGCGTCTTCAACTCAGCCAGATTCTTGTTAAGGTCTTTTTGAAGGGATGACTGCCGTTCTTCCAGCTTGGCCTTCTCCAATTTTTTGTTCTGGATATCTTTCTCAAGCTTATCCAGAGTTTCTTTGAAGTCTTGCATTTTCTACCTCCCCTATTCTGTCCATGATTTCTGCTACTACGTCTTTATCTGCTTTCAACTTATCCGCCACTTCCTGAATCATACCTGCCAGATTCAGGCTTTGGAATTTTGTTCCTTCCAGAGAATTTATAAAATCATCTATCCTCTTCTCAAAAGTCTTTCCGGCTTCTATTGCATCAAGGTTAAAACATTCTTCTGCCGGTCTTACATTTAAAGGAATCACCTGTGCTGTTTCCCTATCAGAATCCAGAAGTAATATCTTTGGATGCCTCTCAACGTCAGCTTTCGCAACCGTCAACCTTGTCATAGCACCAATGCTTACCCATGTTGTTTTCCCGACTTTCTTGATTCCCCATTCTCCGTGGTAATGCCCCACCAGCACCATATCAAAGTCTGTCTTTATTTTATCAATCGTCGTGTGCTGTACTTCAGGGTGAAAGGGCTTTTCCATTATAAAGGCGTGAACAACCGCTACTTTCTTCTGCTCATCGTGAAGTAGGTCAGTAAATAGTCCGTTTTTCTCAAGGTCTGATTCTATGCCGTGGTAATAGTCAAATCCCTGAATAAACATCGTGCTATCTTCTATCCTGTCAAGGTGGTTAACAAGTTTTGACCTTTTAAATATATGGTCAAGAATTGTCTCACCGGATAAATTCGGATTATGGCCTATCTCGTCGTGATTTCCGCGAACAA